AACGCCTCGGCTTAGGCTACCGCGACCTGCGCAAACTTCGCAAATTGCCGGAAGATGCCCGCGCCGAAATTGTGGATGCCGAATTCTCCGAAAGTGCCGACAAAGAAGAATTATTGGAAAAAATCGAAGAATTGACCGCAAAACACGCACAAGAAAAACAAATCTTAGAAGATCAATTAAAACAAAGCCATGCCAACTATGAAGCGCAAAGCAAGGTGTTAAAAAACAAAAATGACCGTATTAATCAACTCGACATCGAGCTCGAGAAAAAGAAAAACCACATCAACACGTTAAGCCCGGACGAAAAAGGCGGCTTATTGCGTAAAGAAACTTCGCAACTGAGTTACAACGCCGAAGCTATTTTGCGCGGGCAAGTGTGGAAAGCCTTTGAAACGTTGGATAGTCACACACAAGAAAGCGGCATTGACCATAAACAATTTATGGTGGGTACGCTTGCGGAGATTGAGTTAGTGCTTAACGAGTTGCGCACCGCCTTTAATTTGCCACGCTTGGCGGACGGTGACAACCGCCCTGAATGGGCGCGCGAAGATTTTGAAGGCAAAGACTACGATGCGGAATTTAACGCCATTTTAAATGGTGACAATCAATAAGGATTTACGTTATGGCGATTTTACCTGAAAAACTCCTTGAAATTGCGCAACAAGCCGCCAATGCCCCGCACGGCAAAAAAGGCGAGGTGTATGCGCAAGCCTGTGAGTTACTCAATGTTAGCCATGCCACGTTAATGCGCGAACTTAAAAGTCTATGCGCCCCAAAAGCGCGCAAACAACGCAGTGATAAAGGCGCGGTGGCGCTAGAGTTGGACGAAGCGCAAACCATATCCGCTTACTGGCTGGCTTGTCGGCGCGGGGTCCACAATAAAGTAATGTCGAGCTTAACAAGCGTGTTAGAGGTGCTACGCGCTAACAATGAAATCAAAGCGGAATACATCGATGAAAGCACGGGAGAAGTACGGTTGCTTTCAGAAAGTGCAGTTAGCCGAGCGTTACGCACTTACAACCTACACCCGGAACAACTGTCCCGTCCTGCGCCGGTGAATGCCATGAAGAGTTTACACCCGAATCATTGTTGGCAAATCGACCCGTCTTTGTGTGTGTTGTATTACCTCAAAGAGCAAGCGGACGGCGGAAACGGGCTGAATTTGATGGAAGAAAAGGAGTTTTACAAAAACAAACCTGCCAACATCAAAAAAGTGGAAAACCAACGGGTGTGGCGTTATGTGATTACCGACCATGCCTCCGGGGTGATTTATGTGCAATACGTGTATGGTGGCGAAAGCGCGGAAAACCTATGTAACTGCTTTATTAATGCCATGCAAAAACGCGATACAAAAGATCCGTTTTGTGGTGTGCCGAAAATGGTGATGTTGGACCCGGGCTCGGCGAATACCTCTGCCATGTTTGCGCATTTGTGCAATCAGCTCGGCATTAAATTGCAAGTCAACGCGCCGGGCAAACCGCGCGCCAAGGGACAAGTGGAAAAAGGCAACGACATTGTGGAGCGTCAGTTTGAGAGCGGCTTGCGATTCACCCGGGTGAGCGGGTTGGACGAGCTGAATCAACTGGCGGGACGTTGGATGACGTATTTCAACGGCACTGCCGTACATACACGCCACAACAAAACACGCTACCAAGCCTGGCTTGGGATTACCGCCGAGCAATTAGTGATGGCGCCAAACCTTGCTATTTGCCGCGAATTGATGGTGACCAAACTCACCACCCGCAAAGTGAGCTCAGAATTAACAGTGAGCTTTGACGCCAAAACCTATGATGTACGCCACATCACCGAAGCTATGGTGGGCACGGAAATCACTATTGGCAAAAACCCTTACCGTCCTGACTGCATTCAGGTGCAACGGGTAGATGACGAAGGGCAACAATACTGGACGGTGGTTGAGCCGGTGGCATATGACGACCACGGGTTCCGCGTGGACGCGGCGGTTATCGGCGAAGAGCACAAACCGCACAATAAGAGCGTGTTTGAGTACAACAAAGAGACCGTAGAGCGCATCGCATATGACGCCGAGACGGAAGACGAAGTGAAAGCCGCCAAGAAAGCCAAAGCGCCTTTATTTGGTGGTCGCATTGACCCATTCAAAGTGGTGAAAGAACACGATTATGTGGATTTCATGCCGAAACGCGGACAAGAGCACGAATTGACCGCCAACGCCAAACGGGTTGAGCTTGCTCCTCTCAACACGATTGAGGTGGCAAAACGACTTAAAGCCCGTTTCGGCCATGAATACACGTCTGACACCATGAAATGGCTAAATCAGCGTTATCCAAACGGCATGAGCGAGCAGGAATTGGAAGCATTACTTGCGCAAGATCACTTACCGGCAACCGCGAAACCATTGCGTTTAGTCAACGCATAAAAGGACGGCATTATGTTGAAACTTAAAGCAATTTTAGAAGATAACGGCATTTCTCAACGCAAACTGGCAAGGCTGTTGCTAGTTTCCCCGGCGGTGATCACCAATTTAGTGAACCACGGCTTGATGATTAAAACCGGCACCGAGCAATTTAAAACACGGTTGACCGAGGTGTTAAAAACACTGGGGATTTCGACCGCGCTTTCTGAGCTTTTAACGGAAGATTCCGCAGGCGCGGCAACGCCTGCGGAGGATTCCCCTAACCTTGACGAGCAGTCAATAACTACAACAGAGGAAGATACTATGTTACTCGCAAAACAGGCTTTATTTCCAGCCACTAAAAAACATTTTTCATTATTTAGTAACCCATTCACCGATGAAGTGCGGTCGGCAGAAGAAGTATTTTCTTCGCCGGATGTGCGTTATGTGCGTGAAGCGTTGTTTCAAACCGCACGTTTCGGCGGGTTTATGGCGGTGGTCGGTGAAAGCGGTGCCGGCAAATCCACCCTGCGCCGTGATTTGATTGAGCGCATTAACCACGACGGCTTGCCAGTGATTGTGATTGAGCCGTATATCATCGCCATGGAGGACAACGACCTCAAAGGCAAAACATTAAAAGCCGCACACATCGCGGAAAGCATTATCAACACGCTAGCACCATTGGAAAGTGTGAAACGCTCACCGGAAGCGCGTTTCCGCCAGTTACACCGTGTATTAAAAGAGAGCGCACGCGCCGGCAATCAGCACATTTTAATCATCGAAGAAGCCCACAGCCTGCCTGTACCAACACTTAAACATTTGAAACGCTTTTTTGAGCTGGAAGACGGGTTTAAGAAGTTGCTTTCCATTGTGTTAATCGGTCAACCGGAGCTTAAACAAAAACTCTCTGAACGCAACTTTGAGGTGCGCGAAGTGGTGCAACGTTGCGAAATTGTCGAGCTGGCGCCGTTGGATAACTGCCTCGAAGAATACGTGGCGTGGCGGTTGAAAGCGGTGGGTCGCAAAACTGCCGATATTTTCGAGCGTGACGCGTTGGACGCGTTACGCAACCGCTTAGTGATGACTAATAGCCGGGCAAAAACCCAACACAGCCTGTTATACCCACTCGCGGTGGGCAACCTTATCACCGGCGCGATGAATCTTGCCGCCGAACTGGGTGCGCCGTTAGTCAGCGCCGATGTCATCAAAGGGGTTTGAGATGACCGCAAAACCGAACAAAGCACCTAAAACGAAAGCCAAGGTGCAAAAGCCGTTAAGTTTGGCCACGATGCACGCTTTAAGCCAGCTTAATTTAGCCGAAAAAGCCGTAATGGAGTGCAACCGAATCGGCTTAGTCGTACGCCATGTATTTTTGGCCACCGTGCCGATTATTACCGTACGACACAACGCATTAACCCGACGCTGGATTGCCCGAGGCAAGGCAGAGGTGGTAATGCAAACCCATGAAGGAGACGATAGCATTGTCTGCACGGCCGAATGCATGATTGCGGGGTGCAGAATTATGTTTTCGTTTCTAAAACACGACATCAACATCACTATTCATTAAGGAGTTTTTATATGGCTAAATCAGCTACTCGAGTTAAAGCAACTGCACAAATCTATGTACCGCAAACCCGCGAAGATGCTGCCGGTGATATTAAAACCATCGGTGATTTAAACCGCGAAGTGGCGCGCCTGGAAACGGAGATGAACGACAAGATCGCCGAAATTACGGAAAGCTACAAGGATAAATTTGCCCCGCTACAAGAACGCATTAAAACCCTTTCTAACGGGGTGCAATATTGGAGCGAAGCAAATCGTGACCAAATCACCAACGGCGGGAAAACCAAAACCGCCAATTTGGTGACGGGCGAAGTGTCCTGGCGGGTGCGTAACCCGAGCGTGAAAGTCACCGGGGTGGAGTCTGTGTTACAAAACTTACGTATTCACGGGCTTGAGCGCTTCATTCGAACGAAAGAAGAAATCAACAAGGAAGCTATTCTCAACGAGAAAAGCGCGGTCGCCGGCATTGCGGGCATTAAAGTGATTAGCGGCGTGGAAGACTTTGTGATCACCCCATTTGAACAGGAAGCGGCTTAATGCTTACAGACCCATTGACGTATCTTATCATCGGCGCCATCTTTACCGTGATTTTCGGCTTGTTGGATAAGGCAGGATATTGAGATGAACGAGATGTTACAAACCCTTTTATTGTTTTACCTGGCCTTTTCATTAATTCTTATTGTTATGATTAGCCGCTTTTGGTAAAGCCCTCCAAGCCCGCCCCGCGCGGGCTTATTTTTAGCCCTTTTCTTTCTTTACTTTCCCTTTACAAAAAAATCCAAAATAAAAGAAAAATATACTTGAAAGTACATTTTTATGTACTATAATACTTCAAAACTTAGCAAAACGTTTTATAAATATTTTAGCAAACAATTCTAATAAAACCGAGAGGAAACATGAGCAACGAAAGACGAGAAATGTATCGCAAGTTAAGCAACGATGCCGCCCTATGGGAACGGGCAGGCGAATATGCCCGCGCTTACAGCGGCTGGTTAAAGGCTTGCCTTGCCACCAACAAATCAGACGAACACAACTGGTGCTGCGCACGCGCTGAACACTGCAAAAAAATGGCAAAAACCCAACACTAGGAGGACAACATGCCGAAATATGTAGCACGCCTTTATTGCATGGTTGAAGTCACCGTGGAGGCGGAATCTATAAGCGAAGCGTTAAATAAACTTGATTTAAATGAGATTGATGTTAACGCCATGCCACACACGATTACCGAGATTGATGATGTGATTGAAACGGAGGAGATCTGATATGTGGCACCCGGAAAAACATGAAGCGGAACGCGCCGAAAAATTGATTCTAACCGGCAAATTATCCCCGCAAGAAAAGAAATCAATGTCAGCCATTATTCATGCACACAAAACCCAACAAACCAGAGACTGGTTAGACCGTGCAGTATTGATGGCGCTTGAGGAAAAATACAAAGGGCAACTTGCGGAGCTTTGAAAATGAGCGAAAAAAAAATCAAAGTCACCGAACAACTAGCGCACATCCTCGAACAGGTGGAAATGGCGCGAGAAATGTGGATTGACGACAAAGAACAAGAGTGCTTGCTGATGTTACAAACCGCAAGCCGTGAGATGAAAACCGTGGTGTATCGCATTACACCGATTTTGGAGTAATAAAAATGTGTCTTGAATATAAAACAACTATCCAGATTACTGCTACACCAAACGAAGAAGCCGGAATGGTGGACGGCACAATTAAAGATCTGGATGAAAACAACACGCCTAATTTTTGCGCAAAACAAGTTACCAAAACGATGTTTACACTTGCTGCCATTGCAAACAAGTTAAATCCAATGATTGTGACTGAATTCCCGAAGTATGAAGGCGGTTACAAAACCGAACTTACATTCGAATTTATCGATGACAACATTAATGGCGACACAGTAAAAGTCAGAGCGGGAGCAAATGACAGCGTAGGCGCGATGTTTTTAAAAATGTTGGAAAAAATAAATAAAAAAGACCCGGAAGCCTTGGAAGCTTTTGGTTTTATGCCGGATTAATCAACCAACCTAAAAAAGAGGAAAAACTATGAAAAAACTTACTTTAATCGTTTTATCCGTGGCTTTGGCAATCAATGCACACGCAAGCATTAATCTTGACACAGGGGCGGCCGCTACCGGTGACCAATCTGTTGCGATTGGCACTTATGCAAAAGCCAAAGGAAACCAATCCACTGCTATCGGCAATTACACAGTGGCTAATGATTACCGCAATGTTGCCATTGGCGACCATGCCCAAACCCGAGGCCAAACTACGGTCGCTATCACTGGCACCGCTAACGGTAACGCGTCAGTGAGCGTACTCGGCACGGTTGTGGGGGATTTATCCACGGCAATCGGCAACACTGCAACGGTGCGAGCTAACTACGGTACGGCGATTGGCGTGCAATCTAAAGTGACCGCTGACACAGGAACCGCAGTCGGGGACGGCGCAAGCGTTAGCGGATACAGCGCCACCGCGGTTGGCACATTAGCCAACGCAAAAGGCATTAGAAGTGCGGCATTAGGTCGTGATGCACTAAGCGAAGGCAATAACTCTATCGCTATCGGCACGAAATCCAAAGCCACCGCGAACGAATCAAGCGCCGTCGGTGAGCGCGCAGAAGCTACTGCTCAAAATGCCTCTGCCTTTGGTTCTGACACTAAGGCTAGCGGCGTGAGTTCTTTAGCGGTCGGCACAGGCTCACGTGCCACAGCCGACACAGCGGTTGCATTAGGTAACGATTCCGCCACCACCGCAAAAAGTGCGGTCGCATTAGGCGGTAGCGCACAGGCAGGCCATACTTTCGGCGTGGCATTGGGCGACAGCTCAAAAACGCAAGAGGCAAAAGCGGTTAAAAGTGCGGTTGTAAATGGCGTTAATTATGGCGAATTTGCCGGTAGTGAGCCGACAGCGGTGGTTTCCGTCGGTGATGACAAGTTAAAACGTCAGATTGTTAATGTTGCCGCGGGTGAGCTCAGCAAAACCTCCACGGACGCTGTCAACGGCAGTCAGCTTTATGCGGTTGCGGGTCAAGTTTCTGCCAATTTACACCAAATTCAAGCCAACAATAGCCAAATTAACGCCAACGCGCGCCAGATTCAGACCAACAACAACCAAATTGCGACCAACCGCGCCAACATTAACAAATTAAGTGTGGGCTTGGCGGATACAAACAAACGCATTGACCGTGTCGCCGGTGATGTTGCTAAAAATCGCAAGCGTGCCAGCGCTGGCACTGCTTCCGCGCTCGCCGTTGCGAATATTCCACACGCGACACACGGCGGTTATAGCGCGCTCGGCGTTGGGGTTGGCGGTCACGCAGGTCAGCAAGCCATTGCTATTCGTTATTCAAAAATGACGGATAACACAAAATGGATCGTAAGCGCGTCAGTTGCGGTTAATACGCAAGATGAGGTGTCTTTTGGTGCGGGTTTAACGAGACAGTGGTAATAAAAATGAAAGTCACAGACAAGCAAATTCTTGAATACATCTGGGATGAGACATTAAGCCACATAGCAAGTAGCACAATCATTAATTATATGGGTGATAACATTGGCACGTATAGCGAAGACGAAGCGGCAAAGGATGCAGAAATGTTTGCAGTATTAAATATAAATGATCTTGTTGCCGGCTCAGGTCTAAGCAAAGGGCGGTTTAAACGAAAAGTGGAAAAACTTATCAGACAAAGTGATCTGCTTTCACGTTTAGGCGGTCAATCCTTTATTATCAACTCATTAAACCTTGAAGAGGTTGCTATACAAGCTGTCCGAAATTGGCAAGCAATCGGTGTGCCATGCGGGATTGATACAGATGGTAAATCTCGTAAAACCATGCCGATTAGCGGGCTCCCAAGAAGCATTTTTGAGTTAAAAACAAACTGCTATTTGATTTTAAGAAGTGAATTTCCAACTTATTACTAAGTAAGGATTAAAAAATGAAAAAATATTTTTCTTATGATGCATTAGAACGAGAGTTCACAACGCATGACACACTAGAAGAAGCTAAATCACAAGCGCAAGACTATGTCGACCAAACATTTGAATTTGGCGCAAATGATGGATTTGATACTGACCTTGAAGACGCTATAAAAGATGGGTGTTTTGGGGTTGTGTTAGGCGGGTTTGATTTACCGACCAGACCGCTCACCGAAGAGGAAAAAGAACTCTATGCCGATGAGTTCACTCACATGGTTGAAAATCCGGTGCTTGTTGAGTATCCGCAAAATGAGTGGATTAAGTGTTCGGAGAGATTGCCGGAACCTTTTTCAACGGACTCTGAATATCGTAATGCACGTAATAAACACCTAATTTATTTTACCGAAGATGGTGATCATTGGTTTGTCGGACTTGGTTGGTATTTGTATGACGACAAAGAGGACTGCAAAGGAAATTTGATTCCATACTGGGAGTCAGACACAAATCTGGGCGAAGAAGTAGAGGTTATTTATTGGCAACCGCTACCACAACCGCCTTCGGAATAGCCTTTATTCTTGAAAGCTAACTTGAAAGCTAACTTGAAAGCTAACATATCATTCAGCCTTCTCGCGAGAGAAGGCTTAGTCATATGACGGAGAGGACAAAAAATGGACCAAAAAGAAGCACGAAGAAAGCAATTAATTCAGCTTATACACATTGGGAAAAGTAAGTTACAGATGGATAAAGAGGTGTATCGCCTTTTTCTTGTTAATACGGTGTGTAAAGATAGCTGCACGCAAATGAATTTGATTGAGTTAAATAAGGTCGTAGATGCCATGAAAAAACGCGGTTTTCAGGTTTCCGGAGGGCGTTTTAAAGATGGTAAACGCAAGTCGCCACCAAGTTCCGCCTCGGTTAGTAGCAATATCGTTAAAAAGATCCGCGCAAAATGGATTGAGATGGCAGACGCGGGCATTATCCGCGACCGCAGTGAGGACGGTTTGAATGCGTTCGTTAAAAATATCGCTAAAAATGCACAAGGTGAGCCGATTCCATTCGTGAGTTGGCTTAATAATGAGCAGGCGTCTATTGTATTGGAACGCCTTAAACAGTGGCAAAAACGAATGATTAAGGGGTAATTTATGAAAGAGTCGCTAATGCAAATCCGCCGGCACGAATTGCTGGAAGAAATCGAATTGTTGGTGATTGCGCTATGTAAAAATTACAACTTAGGGCAGGACATTTGTGAGCAGATTGGCGTCAGCGTTGCCAACTGTTTATCCGAAGAATATGCCGGGCAAGTTATATGCTTTCCTAAAGATTACAGATATAAGATTGCCCAGCGCGACTTGGATATTTATAACAGTTTTAACGGTCGAAATTGGGGCGAACTTGGGCGTCGTTATAATCTGACTGAGAATGCTTTAAGGAAGATTGTTAAGCGTGTGCAGGATAGGATAATTAAAGAGAAACAACCTGACATGTTCATATAAAATAACGGCTCTACTGATCTAATTTTGTAGAGCCTTTTTTATTGTTTATTTTTATGATTATTCTTTTTCACATACTGTAACGGCCTTTCATTTTCTTTATCCCACTTCTTCAAGGATTATCCCCCTAAGTCCCATTTATGTCGCTGAGACCATATTATTTATATCACTATGGATCACTATAATCAGAAAATCATTTGACTTAGCACTAGATGAGGCTACTTTGTTGTGGGGGATGACTAGTACTGCTTATCCGAAAAAACATGATTTAGTTATTAATACATTAGCAGTAAAAATGTTATAGGTAGTAAGTAGTTTCGCATTAAATTGCAGAAGAATCCTTGAACAATTCCCTAAAAACACAAAGTTTAAAATGACAAGTTCAAGAGGGAAATGGAAGGCTATAAACAATAGACCAGTAATAAATGATCTATGGGATGCTATAAATTACATAATACACGCAAAAACACTCCAGTCTGGCTTTGAAACTTTACCTGAAGATCTATCTTTCATAATAGGAAAAGATAATTCAGTATTTATTCCCTATATTTTAGTTGAGACAGATCATAAGGCATCCGCATATATTGATGTTTTTTCCATGATTTATTGCTTCTTATATGATGTAGTTGAGGCTTTCGATCAATTAGAGGCAAGTAGGGCTAATTCTGACTAAGTATAAAAGTGCAGTTGTGAGGTGACCCAAGATAGCGCAAGCGCCCACGCTTGTGCTTATATTTTCCAAGCGAGGAGGCTTGAACCATTGCTCTGTTTTTAGAAAGTGCGGTCA